ACCCAAAGAACTTGATGATCAACTGTTCCAGATCAACGAGACCTATCAGTACAGGCCGGACATGCTGGCCTTTGACCTGTATGACCTTCCGGATCTCTGGTGGGTGTTCTATCAACGCAATCCCAACACGCTAACAGCACCGCCCTGGGACTTCGTGGCCGGTGAGACCATCTACCTGCCCAAGATAACCACGCTGCGTACAGTGTTGGGATTCTAACACATGGCCGATCTAGCCGCCTTACTCGTCAAGAAAGATCAGCTGATCGACCAGATCGCCAATCTCACTGCGGAAAAAGATTCTGCTCAGCGAGCACTGAGTCGGGCCGAATCAGATCTGCAGTTCACCAGAGATCCCGCTGTTCGCAGCAGCAAAGAACAACAGATACAGGCCGCCCGAGCCACTGTGTCTAGAGCCAATCAGCAGTTGGCTCCCTTGACTGCAGAGCTGGCCCAAACCAATCAACAGATCAATCAAGTACAACAGCAGCAGGCCGCTGCCAAACAAAGCACAGGCCAGACCGTGCGAGAAGATCAGGCGGCACAGGCAGAAGGTGCCAATCCTGCCAAGCCCACCGCACCTGAGCTTAAATCCACCAATGGTCGCGTGGGTCCCGCAGCAGCTGCAGGGCCTACCAATGCACAAAAGTTCGTTCCTGATTCCAACGAAGATGCCGGCACATCTGCACCCACAAGAAAAGCCGCACAGACACAGCAAACGCCACAGTCCGTAGCTGCACCAGGAGGTGTGAGACCCGGTGCCACTGGGCCACAGGCCGCCAACTCACCAGGTGCGGTCGCGGCCGGTGATGACAATCCTGGTGGCACCGGTGTGCGGGCCCGATTGAACAACCTGTTTGGTGGATCTCTGGGCAAGATAGAAGCCAGACCCAATGTGCTGGACCAATACAGCAGTTATACCTACAACATCAGTCTCTACATCATGAGTCCAGCGGACTACAAAAGGCTGATAAACAGCAAAAAACGCACCGTGGCCGGATATCAGTTGTTGATGCGTAGTGGGGGTGCACCCGTGGCCGGTGGCCAGTTGACTCCAATCGATCCACAGGAGGCCCAGCAGGCCGCCGACGGCAATTCTGCTGCCATAACACAGCCCAATCTGGGCCGCAACCAATTCTTTCCCTTGGACTACTACATTGACAATGTGCAGGTACGCAGCATCATTTCTGGCAAAGGCACCAGAGGTGCACACAATGTCACTGAGCTCAAGTTTACCTTGACCGAACCCAATGGCATCACGTTCCTGGACAATCTTTTCGCGGCCACGCAGCAGTACATCGCCTTGCAGGGCGGCAATGTGAAACAGAACTATGCAGCACAGAATTTTCTCATGGTCATACGTTTCTACGGCTATGATGAGAACGGCACCTTGGTCACGGCCAACAAGCGAGCCGCAGATGCCACTGGATCAGATGTCAATGCCATAGTGGAAAAATTCATACCGTTCCAGTTCACCGGCATCAAGTTCCGCATAGCAAACAAGTTGGTGGAATATGAATGCTCTGCTGTGTGTCCACAGAATTTGGTGGCCACGGGGCCGGCCCGCGGCGTGATTCCTTACAACGTGGAAATAACCAGCCAGACTCTCAAAGAACTGTTCACTGGCAATGCCAAGTTTGGATCGGCCGCCACTACCGAAGGTCGCCAACCAGTCACACAGGCCGATGTTGCTGCAGGTTCTCGACTGCCACCGGAAAATCGTGGTTTCAACAACACCAACGAATCTGGAGCAGGCACGGACTACAGCCTGGGAGTAGGAGCCTAGCATGCCCAGTACCTTTGACGCATATTCTGAATCAAACGAAGCCGTGGCCGCACGCGGAGTGCAACCTCCTGTGGTGGCCGGAACCAGTCCCACTCAAAAATCCGCACCGCCCAAGGCCAATGCCGCTGCCAACAAGACCATAGTGTCGGGACTGGTAGATGCACTGAACAAATATCAAGCAGAACTGGTTACAGCAGGCACTTACGAATATGCCGACACCTATGTGATCAATCTGGATCCCATATTTGAATCAGCCACGGTGTCACCTCCGGGTGAAACCAACTTCAAACAAACACCCATGATACAGGCCAAGACCGCGGCCGACGCCAAGCTAGGTGCCAAACAAGCAGTCAACACCGATGCCAAGAGCACCAAGATAGCTGCGGGTACCAGCATCGTGCAGTTCATCGATCAGCTGATGCGTAGCAGTTCCTATATCTATGAACAGCAGATCAAGATCTATGATGCCAAGACCGGCAAACTCAAAGACAATGGAGTGCCAGCACAGACCATTGGTTGGTACCGCATAGGCATGGAGGTAGAACCCAAACTGGACAAGTATGATCGCAAACGCAACGACTATGCTTATACCATCACCTACCAGGTCACTGCCTATGCAGTGAATGATGTCAAGAGTCCTTTCTTCCCCAGTCCTAGATTCCGGGGTGTGCAAAAAGAATATGATTACTGGTTCACTGGAAAAAACACACAGATCTTGGACTGGACTCAGAACTTTGATTATCTTTATTATTTGGTCAGCAATGGTCCTGCTCCCATACGCACTACCACCAGCGATAGTATAGAACTGGAAAAGGCCTACTTCCAACCTGTGAGCAATGAAACCAACAAAGGCCAGGACGATGAAAAAGTCAACGAACCCAGTGCCAATGCCGCAGATTATCTCTACAGTCCAGGAGATCAAGGCAAGTTGAAACTTAAAATACTGGGTGACCCTGCTTGGATATTCCAAAGCGAAGTGGCCACTGGCATACAGAATCTCCGCACATTTAACTATGGGCCTTTCCTCACTGATGACACGATCAATCAGGAAGGCCAAGAGATCCTGTTCCAGGTAGCATTCAATCAACCTGTAGACTATGATCTAGACACCGGCATCGCGGATCCCACTCGCAAAAACTACAACAGATCAGCTACATCAGCCGGCAATGCCCGGCAGAGATACATCTACAGGGCCAATGAATGCATGAGCACGTTTTCACAGGGCAAATTTGAACAAGAACTGCAGGGCAGTCTCATGATGTTTCCTTTGCCGCCGGCCAAGAAAACTGAAGCAGTGCGTGAGACCGGATCCGGTACTGGTACTGGTACTGGTACCGCTCGTGCTATTGATCCCAACCTCCAAGCACTGCTGGATGATAACGAAAGGGCCAATCAGCCCAGACAGGGCCTGGCACAAGTTATAGATGCCAGACCCAATGTTGCCAAACCTCTGGCCACCAGTTCCCTGGCTGCAGAAGGTTTTGACAACCAGGCCCTGGGTCTCACTGAAGCGTCAGCACCCACGTCGGGAGGACAGCCTGTAGGTCCTGCTTCCAGTGCCGCGGCCGTGGCCAGCCAGGGCGGTGCTTCGGGCCGAGCAGTAGGCGAACCAGTCACACAACAGGTATTCACCAATCGCGGTCCTGTGAATGTTACCAGCAATGCAGAGATACAGCAATTGTATGATCAAGGTCGTATCACACCGCAGGAACGTAACCAAGCAGCACAAGGCCTGGCCATACGACAACGTGCAGCCAACTCGCCCACCACTGCTGCACCCGTACAAAGAACCAAGAGAGATGCCTGATGCCTGATAATACCCAACGAACCCGAGGTCGCCCACAGGGCTACAAGTTTGATCGTGGCGGCTCGCCCACAGAGTTTGGTCCATTCATTGGAGAAGTCGTCAACAACGTGGATCCCACCAGATCCGGGCGACTGCAGGTGTATATAGAACAGTTTGCAGGCGAAGACAAGACCGATGAAAGCCTGTGGCGTACAGTGAGTTATATACCACCATTCTACGGTGTGACACCGCATGCGGGCACCAGTGAGGGTGCCGGCACCTTCACTGGCAACCAGCAGAGTTATGGCATGTGGTTCACACCCCCAGATCTGGGCACGCAGGTCATATGTTTTTTCGTGGCAGGCGATCCCAACCAAGGCTACTACACAGGATGTGTGCCCGACATAGGCATCAGTCACATGGTGCCGGCCATAGGTGCCAGCCGCCGATTCAACTTAGAAAATGGGCCACAGGACAGTTATTTCGCTGGTGCCAGCCAATTACCTGTGACAGAGATCAACAGCGAAAACGAAGAGATATCCGAGGATCCCAGATTCTTTGACAAGGTGAAACCGGTGCATAGTTATGTGGCCGGCATCATGATGCAGCAGGGCCTGATCAAAGACACTGTTCGCGGACCCATCACCAGCAACAGCCAACGAGAATCACCATCTGCATGTTTTGGTATCTCTACCCCAGGACAAGCTATCTATCAAGGTGGCCTGTCAGAACGCGACATCAAAGGCCAGTTGGAACGTGGTCAGATTAAACCACAAGACATAGAGGTCATAGCCAGACGTGGCGGTCACAGCATCGTCATGGACGACGGTGATCTCGAAGGCAAGGACAATCTCGTACGCATACGCACAGCCAAAGGCCATCAGATCACCATGAGCGATGATGGTGACTGTTTCTACGTCATACATGCCAATGGCCAGACCTGGTTGGAGTTTGGCAAACAAGGTACTGTGGATGTGTTCTCCACTAATTCTGTGAACATTCGCACCCAAGGCACCATTAACATGCATGCGGACAAAGACATCAATATGTATGCAGGTGGTGCTGTGAACGTCAAAAGCAAGACCATGAAACTGGAAGGTGAAGCGTCAGTGGACATCATTGGCACCGGCAAACTGACCCTGTACAGCAAAAGTCTCGTTGGCATCAAGAGCGACGGCAGCCTGGCTTTAAAATCCACTTCAGGATCCTGGGATGGTGGTGGTAGTCTCAATCTCAAAGCCGGCTGTATCAATTTGAACAGCGGCACAGCCGCACCAGTGACAACACCTACCAACCTCAAAGATCTCAGCCTGGCTGACACCAAGTTTGTGACAGGTACGGGCTGGACCGTGGAATTTGGCAAGTTAAAGACCATTGTCACCAGGGCTCCCACGCACGAACCTTATCCCTACCACAACCAAGGTGTGAATGCCGTGGCCGAGCTCAGTGAAACTCCGGCCACTGATCTCACCGAAGCCACGGCTGAAACCCTGGCCGGACTCCAAGATGTGCCTGTGACCGATGGCATTGACTCGGCAGCATTTCTAGAACAAACGCCTGCAGAAATATCTGTGGGCAGCCTTGATAACACACAGGTAACTGGCCTGCTGGCACAGACCGCGGCAGATGTAGGCCAGGCCTCGGATGTGATTTCAGTGGACAAGGGCATAGGAAAATTTGGTTTGTCTGCGGATCAATTGGAATCCTCGGGCTTCCTCAAACCCGGCACAGTGCAGACCTTTCTGCAGGATCCAGCACAACTGGAATCGGTGCTGAGTTCACCACAGGTCTGGACCGGCAAGGCCGGTGTGGGTGGCTTGGATTCTTTGCTGGCAGATGTGAATCTGCAAAGCCTCACACAGAACGAAATCATGGTATCGGCCTTAGACGGATTGAAATCCGCAGGCATAGTGACCGGTTCCGAGTCTCCGGCAGATCTGGCTAGTTTCGTACAAACTGCTTCTAAGTTTGGCGTGGACAATACAGCAGCCTGGGTCAAGGGACTCGCACCACCGGATCTGGTGTCTGAAATTAACTCCGTAGCCAAGAATGCTCAATACGCAGTAAATTTCGTGGACAGCAAAGCATCTGAACTAGTCGCAGGCGGTGTGCAACTAGGTGGCTTCACTGGTACTGTCGAACGCAGCGAACTGGACTTTGCCCTGGAGCAGGTCATCGGCAACGACAAGATACCTACTCCAGATTTCAGCAGCGGCCTGTTCAGTTCTGTGCCTAATGAAGAACTGGTATATGACAATGAAGCCGACGACGTAGAAATCGAACGCATAGATCAGGAACGAGAAATCCGAGGTCTGCCACCCGTGGTTGAAGTGGAAACCGCGGCCGGTGACACAGTGCGAACCAGTTCTGCATCGAATTCTATGAACCAGCAGATCACCTTGATCAACAACGAAATCTTTGATCTTGAGCAGATTGTTGCTGCTCGACAGCGTCGCGGCCAAGATTCTTCTGTGCAACAAGCAGAACTTGCCAGTCTCAGGGCCAGACTGGCAAGATTGCTGGCTGGTTAAATACTCACATGCCCACGTTCATAGGATTCAACACCATCAACCAGTTCAAGAAATTCACTCTGGTGGATTTTGAACTGATCAAGCGTGATCTTGCCAATGCCTTTAACATCCAGCAGGGCGAACTGCCGGGTCGACCCGGCTATGGTACCACCATATGGAGTTATGTGTTTGAAAATCAGACCGAAACCACGGAAACAGCCATCCTGGCAGAGATACAGCGTGTGGCCGGCGGCGATCCCAGGATCTATGTCACATCCGCCAACTCCTATCCGCAGGACAACGGTCTCCTGATCGAGATCGAACTACAGGTAGTGGCATCATCTACAGCGGAACGCCTGGCCATATTCTTTGACCAAGAAACACGCCGGGCTAGCTTTATCTAAAACTAAGCCTATTTCTAGCACCATAAATACTTGACCACTGTGAGAAGCCATGGCCAAGACTGCTAGACAAACTGCTATATTCGGCGTAGAAGACTGGAAAAGACTGTATCAGACCTACAGAGAAGCCGACTTCCAATCCTATGATTTTGAGACTCTACGCAAGAGTTTCGTGGATTATCTCCGCCTGTACTATCCCGAAACATTCAATGACTACATAGAATCATCGGAGTTCATCGCTCTGCTAGATGTCATGGCATTCATGGGCCAGGCTCTGGCCTTCCGCAATGATTTAAATGCCAGAGAAAACTTCCTGGACACAGCCGAACGCCGAGACTCCGTGGTCCGCTTGGCCAACTTGGTAAGCTACACTCCCAAACGCAACAGTGCAGCCCAGGGATTTATCAAGGTATTTTCCGTGACCACCACAGAAAATCTCACAGATTTCAATGGCATCAATCTTTCAAATGTCACCATAGACTGGAACGATCCCACCAATCCCAACTGGTTGGAACAGTTCACACAGATCATCAATGCTGCCTTGGTAGACAGCCAGAAGTTTGGCCGTCCAGGCAACGAACAAGACTTGCTGGGTGTGCGTACTTCAGAATATGCCATCAATCTAGTGCCAGGATTCCTGCCAGTGATCCCCTATACTTCCACTGTGGACGGCGTGAACATGCCGTTTGAAGCGGTGTCAGGAACCAGCGAAGGTCGCGATTATGTGTATGAAGTGGCACCAAGACCGTCGGGAGCATTCAACATCCTGTACCGTAATGATCAACTGGGATTTGGATCTGACAACACTGGATACTTTTTCTTTTTCAAGCAAGGCGTGCTGCAGAACCAAGACTTCAATCTTGCGGAAGCTATTCCTAACCGCACTGTAAACGTCAACATCGAAGGTTGCAACCAAGAAGATCATTGGCTGTACAAACTGGATGATGTAGGCAGCATAGCATCAGAATGGGACTTTGTGGAAAGCATCTATGCCGGTGCCGTGGAGCAACTGGCACCAGATCAACGCCGGCTGTATTCTATAACCAGCCGTGCCAATGATCAGATCACTCTGACCTTTGGTGATGGTGTGTTTGCTGAAGTGCCCGTGGGTTTCTTCCGAGCCTATGTGCGTGCTTCTAACGGCCTGCAGTACATAATCAACCCTGAAGAAATGCAGAGCGTGGTGATCCCCATCAGTTACATCAGTCGCTTTGGTAGACTGGAAACCATCACGTTTACCTGTGGCATCACCCAGCCTGTGAGCAATGCCGAAGCACGCGAGAGCATCGAAGAGATCAAGCAACGAGCACCCGCGAGATACTACACACAGAACAGGATGGTCAATGGCGAAGACTACAACAATTTTCCGTTCACCCGATACAACTCCATCATCAAGTCAAAGGCCGTGGCCCGCAGCAGCGTGGGCACATCACGCTACATCGATCTCACTGATGTCACTGGCAAATACTCCAGCACCAATATTTTTGCCAGCGACGGCGTGATCTACAGACAGAACGTGTTCCCTACGTTTGACTTTGACTGGATCGATCGCAACGAAATAGTGGATGTGATCAACAACTCCGTGGAACCCTTGTTGCCCAGCCGTGGCACGCTCCAATTTTACTATGCAAACTTTCCACGGCCCAACCTGGCCATCATTAATCTGGCCTGGCAGCAGAGCACTCGCCTGGTCAACGAAACCACGGGTTTCTTCTATGTGGGGTCAGCTTCAGCACCGCAGAGCATTGGCAGTTATGCCAGCAACAATGCCCGGTACATCACTCAGGGCAGTTTGATCAAGTTTGAGCCGCCCGCAGGATTTTTCTTTGATGCTGCCAATCGTCTGGTGGCCGGTGTACCTGTGCGTGCGGATGAGAAACTGGTTATCTGGGCCACGGTATCGGCCGTGGTGTTGGATGGCACCAACAATGGTCTAGGCAATCTGCCAGACGGATCAGGTCCAGTGGCTCTAAACAATTTTGTGCCTACCGGTGCCCGGGCCACGCAGGTCATACCGAAATTTATAACAGATCTACCCTCTGCTCTGGAACAAAGCATGCTGCAACAGATCGAACTGTTCCGTAACTTTGGCCTGGGTTATGACAATCTCACAGCCACTTGGTACATCATCACATCCACCAA